CGATGAATGTGAAAAAATTTACAAAAAGGAAAGTGAATATGTGCCAGGAATTTACAATTACAAAATACAAAATAGTTCAGAAACAGTTACAAATTATTATCAAGAATATTTTGGTGATCCAGTAAATGAAAATTTATATCTTTATTTTGATAGAAAAGAAAAAATGGGATTAAAATATTTTGATAAAGATATGTTAAAAGAATCAACTAAAAATTTGTCTCCTCTGAGTCACGCAATATTACATCGAACATATGCACGAATCAATTTAGATACAAAAAAGTGGCCCTTAGAACAAATTATTAATACAATTAGTGAATTAAGACGTTTTCCTTTGTTGGTTGTGTTATCTGGAACAACCGAAAAAGACAGTTTAAAAGATTTACATAAAACACATAAACTGTTTAAAAATATTGTTGATGATAAAGATGTAAGTGTGTTAGTAAGATGTAAAAATGGAACAACTTTTGGTAAAGAATTTAACGACTACATCAAAGACAACAGATTAAATAATTCACTTGCGAAAAGTACAAAAATAGTGTATATTACAAGTAAGAAGATTCCAAAGCCTTTGCTAACATCTGAATGGGAACCAGAAGCAGTACTAATTGGAGACAGTACTAGAAGTTATACAAAGGTTGACAAATATATTGGCACCATTGATTTACAACTACAGATTAATGGACAAGATAGTTACTGGAATCAAATCCATGTTGGAGCAGACACTATATGAGATGTAAAATTGTAATCACAGATGAAGTCAATGTAAAAATTGAAGGATTACCTGTGGATGTACGCAGAAAAATTGCTAACAAATTTAAATTTGCTGTTCCTTATGCTCGTTATCTTCCTCAATATAAACTAGGACGCTGGGATGGTAAGGTTGGTTTCTTTGGTTTAGGTGGTAACGGTTATGTGAATCACTTAGATAAAATTATAGAATATCTTCACGAATCTGGAGTTGAGATAGAAGAAGTTAATGATAAAAGAGAAAAATTTAATTTAACATTTGATAAAGTAGACAAAAATTATTTTAGTGCTAAGACTTGGCCCAAAGGACATTTATGCGAAGGTCAAGCAATTGAACTGCGTGATTATCAAGTGGATGTTATCAACAATTTTATTAAAGAACCACAAAGTTTACAAGAAGTTGCCACAGGTGCTGGAAAAACTATTATTACAGCGGCACTGAGTAGTCTTTGCGAAAAGTTCGGACGTACATTAGTAATTGTTCCAAACAAAGGACTTGTAACACAAACAGAAGAAGACTATATTAACGTAGGCTTAGATGTTGGTGTTTACTTTGGAGATAGAAAAGAATTAAATCGTACACACACAATTTGTACTTGGCAAAGTTTAAACGTATTAGATAAAAAAGCAAAAGCAGGTGAGTCTATTTTTACATTAACGGATTTTTTAGACGGTGTTAAAACTGTTATTATTGACGAAGTACACCAAGCAAAAGCAGAAGTATTGAAAAAATTATTAACTCAGCATCTTAAAAATGCTCCAGTAAGATGGGGTTTAACCGGCACTATTCCAAAAGAACAATTCGAATTTCAAAGCATACTAGCAAGTATTGGTCCTGTTGTAAATCAAATTTCAGCAAAAGAATTACAAGACAAAGGTGTATTATCTAAATGTCACGTAAATGTGGTACAATTAATAGATACTGAAGTTTATAAAAACTATCAAGAAGAATTAAAATATCTTGTGACCAACGACAAAAGATTAACATATCTTGGTAAATTAATTAACAAAATTAAAGAAGGCGGAAATACTCTTGTGTTAATAGATAGACTTACAGCAGGTAAACGCCTCGCTGAAATCATTGATGACAGTGTATTCATACAAGGAGAAACCAAATTGTCGGACCGAAAAGAACAATATGATGAAATTAGCGATTCAGATAACAAAGTAATTATAGCGACTTATGGCGTAGCATCAGTTGGTATTAACATACCAAGAATATTCAATTTAATTTTGATAGAGCCAGGCAAGTCCTTTGTACGTGTCATACAATCAATTGGAAGAGGCATACGTAAAGCCAAAGACAAAGACTTTGTTCAGATATGGGACTTAACATCTAGTTGTAAATTTGCTAAAAGACATTTAACGCACAGGAAAAAATTTTACAAAGAAGCGAACTATCCTTTTACGATAGAGAAAGTTGATTGGACGAAATGAGAATAGCAGGAGCACAAATACCAGTTACAAATGATGTAAGCAAGAATTATGAAGCAATTAAAAAGGCTTGTGATTGGGCAATAGAAAATAACGTAGATTATTTGTTTACACCTGAAAATGCGTTGAGTGGCTATACTACTGAATCTTTCAACATAAACACCTGTAAAGAAACAGAAGAAGCAATGGCAAATTTGGTGGAATATGCTTCTAGTAAGAAGTTAGGTTTAATTGTCGGCACACTATGGTTAGACGATAAAGATAAAATTAATGGTGCATTTTTTGGATTTAAATCTAATCAATTAAGATTTTATAACCAAGAAGGAGAATATATTGGTTCAACAAAGAAAACCAAGACAGTAAGTTTTGATGCTGATTGTGTAAAAGAAACAAAAACACCAATAATTACATTGACCAAAGGCGAAGAAAAATTAAAAGTTGGAGCATTAATCTGTAATGATCTTGTAGGAAATTATTATTGGGGCGGTGACAATCTTGCCTCTAAACTTAAAAATGAACAGGTTGATCTAATCATTCATGCCAGCAATACACAAAAGGATCAAGGTCCGCATATTAAATTGTTACACGATAACTTTCATGACGCTTGTACCCAATTTATTTCATATGCTACTAATATTCCAATACTCAGTGTAGACAATCCGTGGCACTTACATGGAGTAGAAAGCAAAGACGGAACATCATTTACATCAGGCATTTATCTCCCATTAGAGGCAAAATACAAAGCACCAAAGACAGGCACACAATATTTTTACTATGATCATAGTAATATAACATATTCATTCTCGGAAGGAACAGACAAATGAAAATATTAACAGTGGAAAATACTCCATATGATCTAAACAAAATGCCACAGACAGTTTCAGACGATATGGCATTTAGTGTATTAGATAACAGCAATCCTAAAGAACCTGATTTCTTTTTCTTGCCTTTGATATACATTGAATCATTCAATGCTCCGGCAATAGTTTTAGAAATAGGAGGCAAAGAAGTTACTATGCCATTAGATTGGAACATAGCAGTAGGTGACAAAGAACACAGCAATACAGTGGAAGTTGTACCATTAACCAGTATAGCAGATAGAGGATTTTCAGCATTTATTTTTAATCCATTAAGCAGTTTCAAAGCAGACTTTTATGAAGTCAATGTGGTTAATTTTTATAATGATGTAAAATGGTACTTTCCAAAAATTAAAAATAATCAACTTTTATCTACACCGTTGACTGATAATAATAGTCCAGATTGTGCTTTTTTTGTGAAAGATATTTCTAGACAGTGTGAAAGTATAGAATACACCAACTTACTTTAATGCCAAAAAAGAAAAAAGAAACAGCAATGATTTATGAGAGTCCAGATGGTGGCGCGACTGTTTACGCCAGACCTATAGATGGCAAAGGTGAACGTGTCTTGATTGAACAACCAAATTTTCCAGATTGGTATTTGAATGAAGTTGAAATTTCCGAAATAGTAGATTATGCAAACGAAGGAAACAAGTCTTTACAAATACAATTAAAGAAGTTAAAATTAATGTATGATTTAATAAAAGAGAACCGATGGTAACAAAAACAAACAAACTACCTTTAAAAGATATATTAGCGGCTATCGACATGAATGCTAAGAACGTGTGGGACGACCTATCAGATGATGAACGTAAACAAGTTTCATTCTATTTGTTGAATAGATATGTTAGTGCTATAAAAGGTAAAACAGAAGACAAACAGTTACAAATATTCAAAACAAATGAATATTATAACAAAAACTTTTTTACATTATCCAAACACAAAAAATTACTTTGGTATCTTTTGTGTATGACTGCTAATAATTCAAAAAACATTAGGTATCATGAATGGATTGGATACAAACTGAAAGTCAGTAATAGCACAGCAAAAGCAATGAAATTTTTAGAAAAATTGTATCCAACTAAAAAGCAAGATGAATTAAAATTGTTAGCAACTATAAACACAACAAAAGAGTTAAAACAACTAGCAGAAGATATGGGAATGACTAAAGAACAAATTAAGAAGACATTTTAATGATAGAAAAACTTTACACCTGCAAATACTGTGGAGCAAAATTTGCCAAAGAAAAAACTTTAACTGTTCATATGTGTGAACAAAAAAGGAGATTCACACAAAAAGATGAACGCAGAGTACAACTAGGATATCAAACATTTGTAAGATTTTATGAATTATGTCAGAAGTCAAGCAAACCAAAAACATATGAAGACTTTTGTAAATCTCCATATTACACAGCATTTGTTAAATTTGGTAGTTTTATCAGCAACGTTAAACCATTATATCCTCACAAATATATTGACTATGTGGTAACTTCAGGTGTAAAATTAGATCATTGGTGTAGAGAAGAAATGTATTTAAAATATGCAGGCGATCTAATTTTAAGAGAAAAAGTAGAAACAGCAATGGAACGATCAATTAAAACTATGATGGATTGGGGAGATGAGAAAGAGGCTCCATGGAGTGACTACTTTAGATATGCTAGTTTGAACAGAGCAGTTATCGATATTAAGGATGGCAAAATATCTCCTTGGTTGATATTAAATTGTAAAAGCGGAAAAGACATGATGAAAAAATTTAATGATGAACAACTACAAATTGTTTACCCGGTCATGGATCCTAATCATTGGGCATTAAGATTTAAAAGACTGCCAGCAGATATTGAAATGGTCAAAGAAATTGTAAAGGAGGCAAAATTATGATTACAGAAAACAATGTTGTGCCACTATTTGGTATACCACTGTGTAAAACAAAAATAAGACCTTATGAAGAGAGTGAAGACTTTATTAAAACAAAATTAGAATATGAAGAAAGATCACACAAAGTTTCTTTTATATCTAAAGATGATTATGTACTAGATAGAGAGAATTTGCTACCATTAAAAACTGAAATAATGAATCAAGTTAGTGAATTTATGCATGGATATTTGGACATACATCCAAAACATAAATTTGTGATGACGACAAGTTGGTGTAATAGATATGAACAAAACCATTTTATACAAGAACATTATCATAGTAACAGTTTAGTATCAGGAGTATTGTTTTTGACAGATTGTAAAGAGACAGCAGATATTGTGTTTCATAAAGATAAAAATCACACTAACATTTGTACCGACACAGTAAGATTGGATCACAAAGATGATTTCGATGTAACGCAAAAAAGAAGTTATCTTTATCATCAATCGAAGATAGGTATATCTCCTGAGAAATGGGATTTGATAATGTTTCCAAGTTTTTTAAATCATAGTGTAAACGTAAATCAATCCAACAATATCAGATACACATTATCATTTAACGTTTGGGTGAAAGGTGAAGTTGGTGGAGGTCACAGTAAATTAACGTTATGATAGATTTGACAATAGGTGCTGACCATAGAGGAATGGAATTAAAAGATCAAGTATCCAAATGGCTATGCCCTATCGACGAGTGCATGGGAGATATTGTAACCTTTCATGATATTGGCATCTATGAAAATAAAAGAACAGATTATAACGACATAGCCAAAAAAGCCTGTAGGTTCTTAGAAAAAGATGATAGAGTGATTTTATTTTGTGGTAGCGGTTTTGGTATGGCAATCCAGGCAAATAGATTCAAAGGAGCAAGAGCGGTAGTGTGTTTTAATGTATTTGATGTGAAACAGGCTAGACAACACAACGATATGAATGTATTATGTATTGGTGCTGACTACGTAGATTTTGAAACAGCAAAATATATGATAGAAGCATTTTTTGAAACTAAATTTTTGAAAGGTAGACACACAAGAAGGATTAAAAAATTAGATGTTTGATATAGATATAGATTTTGCTGATAGAAATGTTTTGTTAGAAAAACTAAAGCACAGAATTGCTAAATTAGAAAATGGCAAGAAGCATAATACAGGTGTATACTTCACAGAGATTCCACATGATCCAGCAACAAACTTATCCACTTTAGATTATGAAACTGCTGAAGATAGAAA